CCATAGGTAAGGATGGTAATATCGTTCCATTTCGGAGCGCCAACAGTTGTTGAGCTCAGAATCGTCCCGGTGATGTATGTGTCTGCCGATACCCATCCAGCTGTTTGGCTCAGATAATAGGTGGATGAACCAACAAGCTTGACTCTCATCTTGTAGTTCATGTTGATACTGTTGCGTCCTCCACCCGATGAAACCCACCCGAATGCCGCCACCTTGTATGATATTGAAAAGTCGTCACTATTGGCCTTAACCGTGCAGGACTGGCTGACATTCATCGCGGCATGTATCTGTTGATAACTCAGGGAACAAAATTTTATATCTGAAAGTGCATAAATGCTGGAGTATCCCGATAAACTTTGCGTCCATGCGCTAAAATCATTGGCGAAATTGTGATTTAGCAAAAAGCTGATTTTTTTACCAAAATCAATTGAAATCTCTTTTTCCTTATAAGCGGGGTTCTGGCTAAGAATACCACTGTCGGCGATTGGGAGGTTAACAGAACCGGTGTCTGTGGTGTCATTGATTACGCTATCCAGCTCCATGGAGTAATCATCGACGAAGGTGCCAGCCGAGTCATATTCATACACATTGACCGCATCGATCAAATCAGCGGTGCGCAGGATATACCATTTCCCCTTCCACTGCTTAATGGTAATGCCAAGCGGGCGAAAACGCTCCAGCACGTCAGAGCACTTCAGAACTTTTCCATCTTTGTCTACTAGCGCAGCGTTGGAGTAAGTGCACTGGTCGAAAATATCCCCGGTCATACCGACAGGATGGATGCCGACCGAAAAAACCATATTAAGATCCAATTTAGAAGCCTTTAAACACCTCCCAATAATCGTTTTAAACGCTTCCCTCGTGGTAAGCATTGCGCCTGCGGAGTCTAAGTAATCTATGTTTGCAAGGTCGCCAAGCCCGTCAATAGCCGTTAATTCGATCCGATAAGGAAGCGACTTTTTAAATGGCTCGGAAAATATTTCGGGGGTAAGCCAGCCATACCAGTATGGGACGCTGTCTTTAATATGCTCCACCATCCACTTCTTATCTGTGATATTCCGGAACTCAGCCCACTGTCCCTGGGTAAGCTGCCAGAGCCCAATTGTAGCCGACGATCCCCTTACAACTCCGGCGGCCCTGTCGCGGCCAAACTCATATTTGATACCTCCCTGGCCAAGACTAAAAACAGTCGAGGCGTAGTCCTTCAGCTTCAGGTTAACAACCGAAACCACGCCGAACACATCGGTGTAAGTAAAACTGTATTTTGTTGCGTAGCTCATTATCCTCGCCGGTTGTAATAAAGTTGATTCGTGTTGGTGACCGCTACAAGATCCTTTCCTTGGACCCTCAATACAATTTCCTGACCACTGCCGGATCTCATCCCTCTCGTGTCAAATATGTTGCTGCCGCCAGATCCGTAATCGCCTCCGCCGCCAGACATGGCGCCACCACCTCCACCGCCATCACCCATATGGCTGGCGGCCCCCATAATGGCGGCACCGGCAGCAATGGCAATACCACCGGCAACTAAGGCAACGATTGGGTTCATTGTAGACAAACTGACTTTAAATGCCTTGATCACGCCACTCTGGACAATCAGCAACTTGCCTAACTGAACCAGTGTGGAGCCAAATTGCCCGAGCAATGCCTTGCCAACATTACCGCCACCGGCAGCAGCTTCAATGCCTGCCGTTAGCATGTTGGTCATTCCATCTTGTATAACTCCGGAGAACTGGTTATTAAAATCTTGTTGCTTTTTAAGGGCGGCCTTATTTTTTTTATCTTGCTCCTGTTCGGCTTTATCAAGTATGGCCTGCTTTTCTTGAGCCTGGGCGTTTAACGCCGATTTCATTTGTGCATCCCGATAGGCGGAAGGGTCTTTTAGCGTAGCCGGCTTTAATTGGGCGCGAAGTATTTCCGCCATTGCCTTTACCCCCACCTTTTGGTATTCTGTCCAGGCAGCCGTCGCTTCTTTTAATAGTTCAACCTCTTTCTGCTTGGCCTTAATTAGGTCATTAAATTTGCCCGCCTCAGCAACGCCAACGGCGTTATCGCGCTGATCCTCTAACGCCTTTATTTCATTTGTCAAACCTTTGATAGATCCCGCCGCTCCATCCACGGCCTTGCCCGCATCTTCCCACTTCTTGATCTCCTTCTGCTTGGCCTCAATGCGCCTATTGATGCCGGCAATATCTTTGGCGGTGGCCGTTTCTTTTTGAATCTGTAGTTCGGTAAGCTGGGCCTCCAGCTCTGTATAGGTCAGCTCTTTTTTGGTTGTTTCCTGCGGACTGGTAATTCTTTTTAGGGCCGCATCCCTGGCTTGCTCCAAAAATCCCTGACCGGAAAATTGTGCATTAAGGTTAGCTGTGGAATTTTCACCAAACTTGGAGGATGAAACAACTCCCTTCAGCTTCTGGTATTCCTCTTGCACCTTGGCGATCTTGGCCGGTACATCTCCACCGGGTGTAAGGCTCAGCCACATCTTTGTATTGGCATCTACCGTGCGCTGTGCCTCCTCTGTGTAATCGTCCGGTGTCATGTTCTTCAGCGTTGCGCTCAGCATACTGACAGCGACCTGAGCCACCTTTGGCAACTCCTTACTCCAGGCGGCCATCAGCTTCCCATAGTCTTCAGTAAGATCCCTGATAAGAATTCCTGTCTGGGTAAACTTGGCGTCTGCCCGTGCCGCTGCCTCGGCCTGACCTCCATACTGCCTGGATAGTTCATCCAGGATGATGGCTTGCGCTTCTGCCAGGCGGTTGGTCTCCGCCAGGCTTTTAATCAATGCTGTTTGCTCAGATGAAAATTGAACGCCTGAGCGGCTCAGTGCTTTCAGCCCTTGAGTAGGGTCATTTAGCGCCTTACCTACCTGGATAGATGCGGCTTTTAAGTCACCGTCCAATACAGTGCTCAAATCCATCGCTGCAACCTGGGCGCGCTTGAAGTTGTCGCCAGCAATATTGGTAAAGGTTAGCAGTTGGGCGGTAGCGTTGTTTAATATTTGGTCATCATCAAAAAGCGTTAACCCCTTCAGCCTTGCAGATTCATCCTTAAGCTCTGTAAACGACAGCCTAACTGCACCACCGGTTTGTTTGATGGCCTGCGCTACCTTGGCCTCTGCTTTGACAACCTCGTCGTAGGCGCGCATGGCCTCTTTGGTATAGTCGTAGATGGCATAAACAGAGAATGCCGCAACCAGGTTCTGGCCCAACTTTTTAACCTGCCCACCAAAGCCATCCAGTTTGTTCTGGGCTTTGTTCAGGCCGCTATCCAGTCCGGAAGGGTCCGCCGTTATCTTAATAAAAAGTCCGTCTACCAGTGCCATTGTGCGCTTATTCTAACTTGTTGCTCATTAATCCGTGAACTGTTGTGAATCGCCGGTCAATCTCCTCCAGCTCCTGCGGCGTTAGCTCCTTGCGGGAATTACCCACATTATCCGGAGCGTCCCAGGGAAGTATCATGATCTCTCGGCGGTCTATGTCGTCTCCTTTGGTGGCCCACATGTTCCAGATGATTTCCCTCATCATCCACTTGTGACGGGCTAATCTCAAAAAATATCCCCGCGCCTTGTATTCGAACTCCCGCCAGGTCATTCGCTCGTACAGAGCCGGGGAAATGTCCAATTCGCCCATTCCGAATTCGTCAAAGTCGTCCCATGTCAGCTTTTTTTTTCCGCTCCTGGCTCCTCCGTTTCTTTGGTACGCTCCATGTAAAGATCATAGACCGACTTACCCACCACTTTTGTCTGGATGTAAACTTGGAAGATTGCCTGGAACTGCTCCTGGTCCATGTCACTGATCAGCTCATACACTTCGTACTTATTGAAGTCGATAGGCTCGTCCTTGATCAGGCAGTCGAATTCAAGTGAGGCCACGATCATGTCCTGGATCAGCTCATTTACATCCACCGTATTCATCTCGCTGATGGTGATACCCTTGTTTTGACATAGAATCCTGGAGGGTCCTATGCCAAAACGAATGGTTCTTTGCCTGCCCTTGAAGTCAAGGGTAAATTTTTCCTGCACCATCGGTTAGGTTACTGCAACAAAGGTGTATGCACCAGTAAACTTGAAGGTCACGTCGCAGGTAGCCTTGTCACCATGTGAGCCTTTCATAGCGCACTTGGTAATAAAGGCAGTTCCGGTGAAAGCCTTGTCGGTTGTAGGTGTTGCGCCGCCAAAGGTTAATGCGCCACTGCCCTTGGCCAGAAAGTCTGCAACCAGGTCATTAGCACCTTGGCCAGATGCGTGCGCCGGATCATAGACACCGGAAAAACTAACCGACCCACTGAGGTCACCGGCAAGAATCTCCTCGAAGCCTGCGGAGCTGTCGCTTGTTACATCTATCTCCTTCATTGAGCCGTCAAAATTGGCGCTCAGCTTTCCAAGCAAAAGCTTGGTTTTCCACTTGATGACCATCTCATCACCTTTTTTGTAAGCCATATCTTTAAGATTTAGTGATTCGTGAATAAATATTTTTGATGCCTGCCCGCTTTGTGTAAAGCCAAATGCCTACTGCCATTGCGACCAGGATAACCAGTATCCATAAGTAATACTTAGCGGCGGGTGGCTGGGGAGTCTCTTTGACTTCCGTCGTAGATTCGGACTTGATTACCGACTTATCTGTTGATGCCTCTTTGGTATCCTTTGCCGTCTCAATCTTTGTCTCCTCTGTTTTTTTACTACCCTTTTTGGTGGTGGTTTTCGTTTGGGATTTGATGGGACTTTTACCGCTTGAATCGGCTTTGCTTGTATCGTATTCGGTCGTTTCCGTTATTGTTTCCTCGGATTGATCCAATTGCCCTATTTTGGCTACGGCGGTCTTGGTCTGGTCTGACTTTATATCTGAAATATTGGCACTTAAAGCCAAATTTGCTTCTGTTTTGGTAGCGACCTTCTTAGCAGTGCAGGAAAAGACCAGGATTAAAACGACACAACAGATTAGACTTTTCATGCCACGTATTTTTGATAGTTAGCAAGATACTCCTCTACGGTTCCGGCTCCAAGCTCAGTGTTGTAGTATTTCTTCCAGTATTCGGCTTGTTCTTCCAAATCCTCCGGAATTAATCCTGGAGACATGAAGTATTTAAGCCGGCAGATCTGGGCGCACAGCGTATGGTTGCTTACCAAAAGGTCGAAGTGGTCTTGCAGAAGCGCATCCGGGTCTCCGGCGGTAACCAGTAGCTCGCGGTAAGCATCTGCGCTGCACCTGTTCAGGATGTCCAGATAGGTTGGTTTTTCGATCTGCCACATCCCCCTGGCTGGGCCTCCGCCAAGTTGCGTGGTGTATTTCCCACCCGTACTCTCCTGGGCCCATGTGCCCATCAGTAACTCAATGGCCTGTGGCGTATTTATGCCTGATAAGTTCGTTGCCGCAGCGAGTCGTTCCAATGCCCTGGTGATTAACCTGCGGACATCCTCTTTGTTCTGCCTGTCAAATGACTGCTTACTGATTGCCATACTTTGATTTTATCTTCTCTTTAATGGTTTCCCATATATCCTGCAATACATCGTTGCCGGTAATGCAGGCAACATTTTCTCGTACACTCTGGAGCTCTGTTAGTCCGATGTAAGCCGAGAAGATAGAGGCCAAATGCAAACTGCCGCTGAGCAAAGTAACATCGACGATGTGACCGCTGATGATTAGAATTACATAGCCAATCATCTTGCGCACGGTGCGCCGGAGTCCGTTCGAGTTAATCTTTTCTGCCCTTGTAGTGGCCGCCCATACTCCTGTGATTAGGTCGATCAATACCATAATCAAAACAGCATGAATCAGCGGAGCAGAGGGTGCGAAATATGCCACGAACGAGGCCAGTAATTTCATTGCGTAGGTGATAATTTGCTCTTTCATTGCTTAGTCCCCCTATTGGGAGCCCTCAGGCCTTTCACCGCTATCGGGCTCCCTTTCATCTGGGTTTATCTACTAAGTATAAGTCTCCTGGGCAAGTACCCAAACTCCGCATCCGTCGTTGCGGTTCTGACGACCTCCGGCACGTACCAGGGCACTGATCAGGTCACCATAGTAAGTCGGGTTATCTACCTGGTCGAAGATCTTCGTCTCGCCAACGGCCTTGATAACTGCGTCCTTCTGCCAGAACAAACCTGCTGCCTGGTCGGTGGCATTTTGCGTAGCTCCTGGTGCAATCCTTGCGGTGCGGCCAACATTGTAGCGAAGTACTACGGCGCGGGGCTCAAGGAAGGTAAATCCGAACAGTTTACCTGCAACACCCGTTTCGGCATTGAAGTAACGGCTAAAGTCGGTGTATTGGGTGGTGGTAAGCAGATCGGTGAACTGATCGTACATGTAAGCGTCCAATTGGCAATACCTGTCGTTAGCCGGGATGTTTTGTGCATCCATCAACTTTTTGAACTGCTTAAAGTCGGCCAAAGTTGGCAACTTGCGAACTCCGGTTGCGTCTGCCAGGTAAGCAGCGGAGGTTCCGCCACTGGTGGTCTTGATGAATCCGCCAGAGGTTGCAGCAGGTGCCCAGTTGTAGAGCATCCAGTCGCCAACCAATTGTGCCAGGTAGTCGATATGGTTACCGATAACACTGCGCCTTTTGTCAAATGACAATTCGACTTTCTCGGTGTCGGCTACCAATACTGGATCTGTAGTGAATTCGTCAAGGCTAAAAGTAATGTCAACTTCCGTGCGGGTCTGAACAGTGGCAGGGAGTGAAGATCTGTTACGCGTGGCGTTGCTTTGTGAGCCGGCATTGGGGATGTGTACCACCTTTCCCATCAATACGTACTCGTCGGCATTTTTAGCCAGGTTCATAAACGGGTTACGCCGGTAAAGGTTCTCGACAACATCTGTTATCCAGATCTCTTTTTGAATTGCCATCATGGCGATTCCGGAAGGCATTGGGATAAAAGAGGCAACACCCAATACGCCAAAGATAGGAGCGGCGCCAACTCCGATAACGGGTGCGATCAAAATGGCCGCGAGAGCCATAAAGAGCACCGAGCTGAAAAAATTGAGAATTTTTGAGGTTTTCATAGCTGCTGTGTGAATATTAATTATTTGTTACTGTTTCGGTTCAACGTGGTTGGTAGCCTTGTTACTGTTTCGGTTCAACTTTGTAGGTGGCCTTGTAAAGGGCTACATACTCCTCGTGACGCTCGGATTTCATGGTAACCAGACCTTTTGGGTCTTCCTTGCTCCAGCGTTTAAAGTCCCAGTCCTTGCGGTCCATGGTTCCGCCGTCGGCTCCGGGAACGCTGCTCAGGTCGACAACCTTGGCAATGGCCATCAGTTGGGCTTTAGCCGCTTCAGGTGACGCGTTAAATAATGCGGTCCAGTCTGCCTTGGCAGTCGGGAGAATACGCCTTTCGGCAATAGCAGTATCAATAAGGTTCGATACTTCCAGTTCGCGGGCTGCAATCTCTGCTGCCTCGAAACCTTGTACCCTTGCGGTCAGATCAGTGACTTGCGTGGTAAGACCTTCCACCTGGGAGGCTCTTGCCTGTAAATCACTCAAATGGGCAAAGATTGAATCCTCAGTCAGCTCAGCCGAGAGGTTCAGGTTCTTTCTTAATTGTTCAAGAAAATCCATGCTTTTTGTATTGAGTTTTGCTGCAAAATGTTTGTAGATACCTTCAACGTCATCCGACACAGGTGGTGCCGCGTTGATTTTTAGCCTTCCCTCTTCGATGCGGTCTGCCAGTCCGGCTTCGACAGCCTGCTGGGCATTGAACCAGGTGTTTGTGTCTGAGAGAAATTTTACCTTGCACTCCTCCTCGGTCAGTCCGGTGCGTGCGACATAGACGGCCAGCATCTTGCTTTCCATCTCGTCCAGCAAATCGGCCTGCTGGCGCATAGCCTGGGCATTGCCGGAGGCCCTTCCGCAGGGCTTGTGTGTCATTATTTGTGCGAACGGAGTCATGATGATCTCCTGACCAACCATGGCAATAATAGAAGCCATCGAAGCGGCCAGTCCGTCAATCTGTACAATCACCTTTTTACCGCACTTATTCAGCGCATCAAAAATGGCGTTCCCTTCGAACACTGATCCGCCGGGGGAGTTAATGCGAACCTTGATTTCGGTCACATCGTTATCCAGCCACGACAATTCCCTGATGACCCATTCGGCAGAGACAAATGCTTCGTCTTCCTCAGTCTGGCCTATAATTCCGTAAATAAAAAGCTCCTTCATTGTCCTGTTTTTAAACCTGTGAATTTGCCAATCCGGCTCCGCGTTGATACAAACGTCAAACAATTCATGCTCTTTTCAAAATCATATTTTTATCATAATGCTTTATAAATGTGTCATTTACACATATACTATTATAATGGTTTCTTATTTCCTTGTCATGAAAACATGATTTAATAATTAAGGTGCAACCTTATAGCTTTGATAAAAAAAACAATGACATCCTCACTCTTAAACCAGCAAAAAAAAGATTTCGCCAAGCTCCTTTACGTCAAGGATAATTTATCCCAGCAGGAGATTGCAGCCAAAGTTGGCACCACCACCGTTACCATCAGCAAGTGGAAAACAGAGGGCAACTGGGATAAGCTGAAAGCCTCCTTTGTGATTTCACGCGAGGAGACGCTCTCAAGGGTGTACCAACAGATCAACGGCATATTCGAGAAAGCGGAAACAGAAAATCGCTCCATCGAAAGCAAGGAGGCCGATACCCTTTCCAAGCTATCTGCCACGGCTCAAAACCTCGAGACAGACCTTTCGGTCTCTACCGTGATCGACGTATTTATCAAGTTTGGCCGTTGGCTCCGTGAGATCGACCACGACGCCGCAAAAACCTTTACCGAGTACCAGGATACCTTTATCAAGTCACTTTTAAACGGTCAATAACATGGCGGCCATACGTACCAAAGACTTTATCGAAAGATGGGAGGCACACCGCGACAACCTGGTGCGCTCTACACCCGTTCCCAAAGAGACCGAGGCCGTTAAGCGGGCACGTATCGCCAAGCTTGAGGCCAACTCAGAAGAGTGGTTCGCTTATTATTTTCCTAATTATTATACCTCGCCCTCTGCCAGCTTCCACCGACAGGCCACTCGCCGCGTCATAAAGAACAACCGTTGGTACGAAGTTCGCAAGTGGGCGAGGGATCTGGCCAAGAGTACCCGTGGAATGATGGAGGATCTTTACATGGCCATGACCGGGAAGGCCAGGAACTTCCTTTTAGTATCCAACTCGTACGACAATGCAGAAGAGTTGCTGATGCCCTACATGGTCAACCTCGAAAGCAATGCCCGCCTGATCTCCGACTATGGCAAGCAGGCTGGTTTCCGCCAATGGGAAATGGGCGACTTTGTCACCCGGAAGGGTGTATCTTTTCGCTCCATTGGTGCGGGGCAGTCGCCGCGTGGTACCCGCAACGAGGCAGCCCGGCCCGACGTGATCCGGATCGATGATATCGACACCGACGAGCGTTGCCGCAATGAGAAAAGAATGAAAGATACCTGGGAGTGGGTGGAGCAGGCATTGATACCTACAGTCTCCGTATCCGGAAACGTGCGGATCATCTTCCAGGGTAACCTGATCCATAAAAATGCCATCATGGCCAAGGCCTGCGAAAAGGCCGACTATGTGCACCAGGTAAACATTCGCGACAAAAATGGTATCAGTAGCTGGATAGATAAAAACACTGAAGCACACATCGACTGGCTGCTCTCCAAAATGTCGTACATCAGTTCACAAAAAGAGTACTACAATAATCCCATCAGCGAGGGAACCGTTTTCAAGGAGATCACCTGGGGCAAGGTGCCACCACTCAGCAAGTTTAAATTCCTGGTATTGTATTCCGACCCATCTTTCAAGGATGGCAAAAAAAATGACTTTAAGGCCACCTGGCTGTTGGGCAAAATCGGAGGGTATCTTTATGTAATCTGGGGAAGACTCGAGCAGACATCTACCCGCAAAATGGTGGGGTGGCATTACGAGGCCCGCAGCTTCATCGCCGGAGAGGTCCCCGTGTATTACTACATGGAAGCCAACTTTATCCAGGACATTCTATTAGACCAGTTCAACGAGGTGGCTATATCCATGGGGGGCGATTATATACCAATCCGCCCGGATCACCGCAAAAAGCCCGACAAGTTTACCAGGATTGAGTCCGCCCTGGAGCCTTTGAATAGTTCTGGGAGGTTAGTATTCAACGAGAAGTTTAAGGGCGACAACCACTTCGATCGGTTGAAAGAGCAGTTTCTCGCCCTCGAGCCCGGGAGCACCAGCCACGACGACGGACCAGATGCGGTCGAGGGAGGCAACTACATCATAGATACAAAAACTATTACCAGCCAGCCGCTAACGCTGGGTACCCAAAGACACCTGCGGGCGCGACAATATGACAAGCAAATGGATCGCCCAACACTTTCAAACCGTAAATTCTAAATAGCATGTACATTACGTTAGAAGACATTCAAAACCACATCGACGCCGATATCGTAGAGGCCCTGGCCTTTAACGGAGTCGACAACTCTACCACTGTGGCCATTAACCAGGCTATTGCCCAGGTACGCTCCTACCTCAAAGCAACCTACGAAATAGATGCAGAGCTTGCCAAGACAGATGATGCACGCGATGCGCTGATTGTAATGCTTTGCCTGGATCTGATCGTTTACCATCTGTTTACATTCGTGGATGCCTCGCGTATTCCGCAGGCGCGGGCCGACAGGTATAAAGCGGCTATCGACTTTTTGAAGGATGCCCAGAGCGGTATTGCGGTAATAAATATCTCGGCAGTAACCGACGATACAAAGTTTGAGATTAAGGGAGGATCAAATGTTAAACGTGTCAATCAATATTAATTAACAATATGGCCAAAGTAACCGTACCGGCAAAACGCACCAAGGGGGCATCCGGTCAGATCAATATTACGGAGCTGGTTCTGAAAACACCCTACCGGGGATCAGTCGACATTCAGAAGTGGCGCAATGCCATCACCTCCGCAGAGTCAGTTTATAACCCAATGCGCGTGCAGCTTTATGAGTTGTACAATGACCTGATGCTGGACGGTCACCTTATCAGCGTAATTGGCAAACGCAGGCGCAGCATCAAAAAGGCGCCCATCGTATTCATGCGCAAAGAGAAGGAGGACGAGGCAATTAACGACTACCTGAAAGGGAACCAGTTTAAAAATATGCTTTCAGATCTGTTAGATTCGCACTTCTTTGGGCACTCCCTGGTGCAGTGTTATTTCGACGAGAAATTCTCCTATAAGCTGATCCCCCGCAAGCACGTAAAACCAGAGATGGGACACGTAGTCAGAAGTGAGAGCGATCAAACCGGCATACCCTACCGGGAAGGCGCCGTTTGGGATTATGTGATCGAAGCCGGAGAAGACAAGGATCTTGGCCTGCTGCTATCGGCAGCACAGTATGTAATTTGGAAACGTGGCTCATTTGGCGACTGGGCAGAGCTGGGTGAACTGTTTGGCCGTCCGCTTCGCAAAGGTTCGTACAACGGCCACGATGCCGGCGCAAAGGACCAACTGTTAACTTTGCTGGAGCAACTTGGCGGAGCTCCATACATTGTATATCCTGAAGGTACCAGTGTCGAGGTGGATGCCTCAGGCAGCAACCTCACCGGCGACTTGTACGAGCGGCTGAAGAACTCGTGTAACGATGAGATCTCTAAAGTTTTTATCGGTTCTACCCTTACCACCGAGGCAGGCACCAAAGGAGCCAGAAGCCTTGGCGAGGTACACGAACGAGGCGAGCAGGACGTATTTACCGAAGACCAGGACTATATCGTTAACATTTTGAATGAGAAGTTTGTCGACATGCTTACAAAGTTCGGGTTCAAAGCCGATGGGGGTAAGTTTGTATTGCAGGATTCCAAAAAGCTCGACAAGAAAACAAAGTTCGAGATAGACATCAAACTCAAAGAATCCGGACTGCCTATCGACGACGACTACCTATACGAAGCGTACGACATTCCAAAGCCCAAAAACTACGACGAGCTGAAAGCCGCTGCAACCAAACCGGTGGCATCTGCACCACCTGCCACGGATGAACCTGCTCCACCGGAGCCACCATCTAAGATCCCGGCCCCTAAGTCCCCAAGTCCCTCAGTCCCTAAGTCCCCAAGCAAGGCCGCATTAAAGGCACTCTTTAAATCCTTCACCGATTTTTTCGGATCAGCCCGGAGGGAGACCGGGCCGACGGCAATTAACAAGGGATTCGAGTCCGCGACCCGTACCCGCGCCAGGCAACTGGCCAGAATGATTCAGGAAGGGACACTGCCTGAGGGGATGATCGTAGATGAAGAGCTGGCCGATATGATTGCCGAGGAGCTTCGTGGCGCGATCGTGCAGGGACTGGGTGGCGAGATTACCAGCTTTGCCACCGAGACCAATATGCGCAAACTGGCAGAGGATCTTCACCGCAATATCTACCAATTTTCGGCAGCCAAAACAGAGGCCATGCTCTCAGAGATGAACACGCTACTGGTAAGTGATACCGGTGAGGCCAAAAGCTGGAAAGCTTTCCGCGACTCGGTAGATGAACTGAACATCAAATACAACCGCGACTATCTTAAAACCGAGTGGAATACCGCTACCAGCTCGGCACAAACAGCCGGTAAATGGTCGGGTTTTAAAGACAATGCAGATATCCTGCCCATGCTGCAATACGTTACGGCAGGCGACGAGAAGGTAAGGGACGATCATGCCATACTCGACGGGGTGGTGGCGGATATCAACGATCCGTTCTGGAATACCTACTATCCGCCCAACGACTGGAACTGCCGTTGCGATGTGATACAGCTCAGCAATCCGGATGCTCCGGCCACAGACCTTGAAGATGCCGAAAGGTTCCCGGACGGACTACCTGTTGTGCCTGGAGACTTCGCCCAGAATCCCGGCGTAACCGGTGCGGTTTTTGGCAAGGAAAACCCAACAATGGCCTCCGCTTCCAAAGAGGCAATTTCAATAGGTGACAAACTTTACGACGACTATTTAAAAACTGTTTAAATGATCGGATTTTCCACGAACGGGGTCAACCTTGATAGATTGCGCGGCAAATACAAAGAGGGGCTTAAAAGGGTTCCTGTGCGATTTGGTGCAGCGGCTGTCGAGCACACCAAAGAGAACTTCCGTCAGGGTGGTTTTGTCGATGATAGCCTGCAAAAATGGCCGGCTCGTAAAAACGACAAGGATGCCGGAAGGGGATTACTGATCGGAAAGGGCACTGCCCACCTGAGCCGCGATACCAGGGTGTTGGCCATCGATGGTCTTACGGTTAAGGTTGGAACCTCCCTGCCATATGCCTCGGTCCATAACGATGGATTCAAAGGCGATGTACAGCAAAATGTATCTGCCCACACACGAAAGGGAAACGCCGTGAGTGCCTTTTCCAGGTTGATCAGGCAAAACATACCCCAGCGGCAGTTCCTTGGGAAATCCAGGGCACTGTACACCAAATTGCGCAATATTCTGATTGAGGAGTTGAATAAAATAAAACCATAAAACCATTACCATGAAGGAACTTTTTGGAACTGTACGCACTGCGCTGATTGCCACCGGCGATTGGAAATACATCGATGCCAACGACGGACAGCTCGAGAGCGGCGACGACTTTGCCCTTCTGCCATGCGCCTTGATAGACCTGAACGAAATACCCTGGGAAGCCGGAGACGAAACTTACCAGATGGGAATGGCCAGCTTCTCTGTTGAGTATGCCTACCGCAAGTTGGCCAATGGCTCCAACCTTACAGCCGACAAGAGTTACAAGACCGTAATGGGCCGGTTCGATACGGTAAAGAAAGCCACTGCCGCACTGATTGGCAAATCGGGTACCCTGCATGGTCGTATCAACAGAATGCGCACCGAACGCGTCAAACACAAGGACTACTGGATCGTAAAGGAAAGCTATCTGTGCACCATGGCAGAGTCATTCAACTAAAACAACAAAGCCTCCGGAGTGGAGGCTTTGTTGTTTATGAAAGGATCTATTCTTTAGTCTCATATGTCAATTTACCACCTGTAGCCTTGGCAAATTCGTTCATTTCATTCCATGCCTTACCCGCCGGACTATTTTTCATACCTATATTTTTTATAGGGTCAGTCGAATGTATGTTAAGGGTTGAAACTTCCATTTGTACAATGCCATGTATATAAATTCTGTTGTCTTCAACTCTAAGGCTCAGTTTAGATGTAGAAGGATAGTCCCCTTTTTCCGTGGTATTTATTATACCTAATTTTTCATCGGACATAGCTACAGAAAAACCCCTATCAAACAAAATAAGAGTAGCCATTTTATAGAGGCTGTCTTTCTTTGCATTATCAAAAGTTACTACGATAAGGTTAGCGCCTTTTGGTGCGTCTCCTTTTAATTTGGATTTGGGCGTTTGCTGAGCCGTGGATGTAAATGTTAAAGCAAAAAGCAAAAGTGTAAAAATTGATTTCATGTTGTTTTTTTTGAGGTTTAAAGTTGACTAAAATTACAAATTAAAATGAAAAAACTCCCCGTCTATTTTACACGGGGAGTTTCGGTTACCAGGATGTTTCCCGTGGAAGTCGTACTATGTGAGAACGTGTTATTCAAGCATCTTTTTGGCAGTGGCCAAGTCGGGTTGCATGCTGCGCAAAAGCTCAAGATAGGCATAGCGTTCGCCGTGCAATTCAATATTCTCGGACTGGAGACAATCTATCAGCTGCTCCTGGGTTGCCAGCCAGTCCTCCATCGGGTTGGTGGCAGTCTTTACCTCTATGATAAAACTACCCTGGGTGAAGGTTACGGCCATTAGTTGTCCCCCATCATTAGTTTGTTGCTGATCGAAACCCTCAGAAACTTATCTTCAATTCTGCAAACATCTGCCATAATAGACAACAACCGCTCGCTTGTAAGTCTGTTGTGCTTTCGGCGTGCAGGAAGTTGCCGTGATGGTAGATCAAAAAGCATTGGCTGCTCAATCTTCTGGATAACCAGATCCTCCGCCCAGTCTCTAAAAATTTTTGAGCGTTCACTTTTGATGTAGAAGCCGAGGCGGACAATTCCGCGCTTTGTCCATAGTACGGCATTGTGAGGGAGTTTTGAGTCGCGTGGACAATATGTCCTCGCGGTTGTGTAGTGCTTGCCTTCGACCAGTTCGTCTCCGTTCCTTAAAAAAGCTTTTTGAATGGAGTACTTTGAAGTTCCGTAACCGTTTGCGGCCTCTTTCGTGGTCATTAGAAACTCATGGGTTGAGTCGGGGAGGATCGTAACCGTTAGCCCCTCTGTTACGCTCAGGTTCATCGCCTGCAATTCATTCTTTTTGACAGTCATGTTAAAGAATTTTGGGTTAATAAATAAAACACCAACGGAGGTGACTGTCACTTATAAGCGGGGCTTAAAAGTCGCCGTATCTTACGATATCGGCCCTCCGTTGGCTTTATTTGCCATTTGCATAAAATCGGGACTTTGCCCCTGTGATATAAGTAACAGTCAAGGGCAAATGTAGAAAAAGTTTTTGAATGTGCAAGGGGCTATTTTTCATTGTGTAATCCACTAAACGATCTCCACCCAAGTTCGGTAAATTGAGTGCTATAAACTTCTCCGCGCGGTTTTATTGGATTCCAGTTATCGTCACAGAAAAGTCTGTAGTGCCAAACGTTCAATTTTTTACCCTGTTCGCTATGGGGGGGCTCTACCCAAAGTAGATTTTTATATAGTCCAAAAATGTTATTAATGATTTCCGCTGTAACCTTTTTTTCTGCACCTCCACGAAACGACAATGACAGGTGCCAGCACCTTTCATAATCAGGGTTTTTCCACCAGCCTCCGGAGTGATACCCGACTTCTTTAGTAAAGACAACCGTTGCCGGGTATCGCTCCAATAGCCATCTGCACGATTCAAAGTATTGTGAACGTTCTTTGCCGTTCCATATTCCGAGTCTTGCAGCACTTTTAATCATACTGCATGCAATGGAGAGGATTATTTCTTTAGGGAGTGCCCTCATCTCAGTCAGGTGTTTTGGTTTGCGCGTCGAGTATTTCGTAGGCCAGCAGTTGTTTGTTTTTGCCGTGGGTATCGATGCCGTACGACTGGGCAAGAAACTGAATGCCTTCAAGGGTCATGCGGGTAAGTTCGAGAATGTTTTTATCTTCCATTAGTAGAGTATTTGTCGGATGGAGTTCTTGTAGTTGTACAGCTCTTCGATGTGGATCAGGTATTCCTTACAGGTACCTTTCGGCTCGATCTTGCTGCTGTGCTTGTCAAACTTTTTAAGTACCGCACCATGGTCGTAACGTTCGGATGCTACCAGCTTTTCTATGGCCTGGAGAAAGGCCCTGCTCTTCCAGTCTGCGCCGTACTTCTCGTAGTCTTTGGCAAGGATTAACAGCCTTTCGCTTTCGTGCAGGAAATTAACCTTAAAGTTGCCATCCCTGAAAGCCTCACTGTTTCCGCCGGTACCTACCTTGCCATACATAAGCAGATTTATACCGATGGAGATGTTTATCTTGTTGTCGGCAGTAACGCGGCCAAGGGTTTTGTAGTCTTCGCGGTTAACGTCAGCATCGATGTAGCAGTTCATAAAGTCGCGGGTCTTCCACTTGCTTCGGTTGTTGTTGATCTCGGCAATCTGTCGCAGTGAGAAGTTGGGCACGATCACGAAGAACACGGCCAATTTCAGCTTCTTGCAGGCCATAAACCGGTGCTGGCCATCGATGATAAACATCTCTTCGTTCACCAGGATAGGGCAATACTTAAAAAAGTTAAGTCCATCGTTTACACTTTTGATGATCTTATTTAGTTTTAACTCATTAAGATCGCGGTTACCACGCAGGAAATGAAACAGGCCATACTCCTTGGTGTAGTTGATTCGGGTGTTGCTTTCGCTGATTTGTAGCATAATTTTATTGGCATTTAAACAAGTTGTGTTTCAAATTTTAATAACTCATATTTCAACTCTATAATTCGCTCTTTGATGGCTTTCATGTAATTCCTTTTTAACTCGGCAATAGGGAAGATCTCGTCGTTTACAATGGTATGGGCAATACTGCCGTGCATCAACCTAACCTCTTTAACGTCGCTGCCCTTCAGTGTTACCAGTGTGCGCTCGTAGCGATCCAGCTTTTCTTTAACTTCTTGCTCTGTCAGGTTTTCCATGGCTGTTAATAGTTTAAATTGAAAATTGACCAAACAATGATCGACAACACTATTACCGCTACCAGTGTGCGCTGCGCCCATGCGGGCAGCACCTTTTGGTTTTCGTACGGAGTTATATTGTAGTGCCGAATGGTGCGGCCAATGGCCTTTTTGCAGATGGCTTCGATGATCTTGCGCTCGCGGAAGGAGAGCTCGCTGCTCTTGTTGCGGATGCGGATGTATTCGTATCCAATCTCGGGCAGGGTTAGCATCCCTTTATCCTGGAGAGACTCCCACACGGTCTTTTTTAGCTGTGTTTGGTCGGCAAGCATAACCGGTAGTTGATCAGATAGCTTTTCATGCACTTCGCTTTTGTGCTCGTACATGAAGGTAATTTCCTCCAGGATAAAACGGCGGGTGGTCGGGTCGTTGAGTATTTCAACGATGTCTTTGAATTTCTTAGTCATTTGATTGTGGTATTTCGGCGTCCTTCGACCAGCACACAAAAAATCCGCTTTCATTTAAAGTTATCGCCGGAGAAACATTTGTGCAGTTTCCTTTATTGTCATGAAATTTGCAGGCAACATTCCGGCAGTCAATTTGTGCCAGCTGATCCTTGCACATCGGATAGCGTCCAGGGGCGTTTACCCCCATTCGATCGAGCGTCCACTTAACCGCTTTTTTAAAGGCCGTCATAGGACATTGGTCATGCCGTAAGTATAGCGCGGCTGTTTTTATTTCCTGTTCAGTTGGTATCATTATTCTTGATATTAAAGTTTGTTTTTGATTTTATGTTACCATTTGAATCAAAGGTTATAAGCCGGAATCTTTTTGAAAAAAGGCAATCTATAGCGGCTAAAATTCTTAGTAAAAAATCCGTAAAATTACCCCGTGACCTCTTTAGCTTTTCATCTGTAGTCACAAATATTTGCGCCTCATCTAACTCCTTAAGGCCCTGCTCTACCTTTTTAAGTGCCCCTATTAATTGTGAGGCATCTACTTTTAGACTCATGTTTATCTTAGCCATTTTTTCTCTTTTTATTATTCCCAGTTATACTCAGGCCACCTCTTGGCAATTTGCTTCACCGTAGTGCCCCTCAGCTCCTCGAACAGGTGGTTGTTGTTCATCGTAACAGCCTGCACCTGGTAGCATGAAATAAAGAAGGAGGCGGAGAGCCTTGAGATGGCATCGTCGTAACGTAACCTCTTTATTTCGCTCAGGTAATAGTAGCGGGCCACCAGGCACTCGTTGCGTAGGGTAATTAGTTCCTGCGACCGTCCGCGCTTTTTGCTGTGCTTGCGGTTCATCTCGTAACCAATCAGTTTCTTGCTCATATAGGAAAATTTAAAATGGTTGATCCAGTTCTATAAGTTTCAACTCCTTCGAGACAAACAGCTCAAGCAGTCCCCCGCGGCTCGACAGGGCATTGGGTAAAACAGAGTAACCTTCGCACTTGATCAGCTCTGCCAGGCATATCTTCATTGCCTCTATCCATTGTGTACCTTCCGGTACTATTTCGACCGGGTTTACAACTATATGGTCCTGCTCCTCGAGCCATTTTTGCCGCTCCTTAAACAAGTCGCAACAATGTTCGTAATCGAGTCCTGTAACTTTGCCTATGATGTAAATTCTCATATTAGTCCTTGTGATTTGATGATTAGTTTTGGTTCGCAATCTCTGTGGTTAATGGCCTGGTAACAGTAACCAAGCGCAATCTCCGAGCGTTTGTGCAGCATGTACTCTTCCATGTTCATGCAGGCGGCGGTATCATGAAACTGCTTTTCGAGGGCAGTCATTACGGTCTCCTCAATGATTTGGGCGGATACTTCAACAGGTCGGTTCGTGATCATGCGCTTGGTTGTTTTATCTGTAATACTCCTCGTCTGAGTCTGAGTAGTCGGTGGGGTCGATCTCAATATCTTCAACAAACTCCTCCCAATCTGAATTGTCCTCACCCCCCCCCACAGCCATCAGAAAAAATATGACTGCCCCAATGCCGGAGACGATCAGTACCACGGCAAGGCTCAATACGGCATTCATTTGAATACCTCCATCCGAATGTTGGTGCCCTCCGGAAAATCTACTGAAGTAATGGAAAGAGGCACTGGCATAGCGGCACCGGTTCCGGCCACATCGCGGCTCTCTGCCTCAATAAATATACTGGAGCGTGTAGGTTTGTAGGCCTCGCGGATGATGTTTACCCCTTCAATCAGCAGAGGGTTTTGAACTTTGTCGGCGAAGTTCTGAAGGTCTAGCACCCTGCTTGCCTTCAGGTTTCCCTTTGCGTCCTTTTTGAGCAGCTTGTTAACCAGGTCGACTATTCGTGCGCTGTTTTCATCAACTGCCAGCGAATCGATGTACTCGCGTACCTTGGCGATACCCATGTCGAGCGTATCATCAAAGCTCTCGATCTGTCGGTAGCCAATGGAGATGGATCTGCCGTCGTCGTCGGTAAAGGTGTGCGACTGCTGTCCGCTTTTGGTGCCATACAGCTCATTTTTCAATTCGATGATAGAGGCGAACTGTCCGAAGATATCGGCCTTCACCAGGCTAAGTTCTGAGCTGAGGTTTTGGAGCTTCAAAAACTGCTCTTTTACCGTTTGGGTAACAATACCCTTGTAGCTTTCGCGCTCCTTCCGGATGCGTTCTTTGTCGGCCTTCTCCTTTTCGGCCAGTTGACTACGCAGCTCATCGAGTTGAGCCGGTGTAAGTGTGTCGAGATCGATCTGCTTCATTTTGGTTGATTTTAATTGATAACTATTATTAATAACTGTGTTGTTTAACTGCGATGTGCATGGGTGATATCACCTTGTTGTCGATAAAGGTTTTTTTTATCCTTCTTTCAGTAACCTGGATGTTGTTGTTTAAAACATTCAGATCCCGGATAGCATTTTCATCATAACCGGCCTCAATGATTTTAAGTAGCTCGGCTTGTCTGTTGCGTTGCTTTTCTAGCAGGCTGTTTAGTTCGCACATTTTGGGAAATGGGGTAAAATTGTTACAGTGGTAAGCTTCACCACTAGCACCATTCCGGAACCTTTACACAACGTACATTTCTGGTCTTCGTAGTTTTCGAAAATGCCGTGGTGAGAATCGTATGTCCCGGTGCCTACTGTTTTATAGCCTTGTCCTTTGCATTCACCACATACCAGGATATCTGAGCTTGAGTACTTCTTTTCCATTAGTTCAGGTGTGTAAGGGTGGTCAACTCTTCGGTAACCAACTCTCCGATGTTCTTCCAATCCTTCTGCTTTTTCAGAAAGGTGTTGTAGATGTTCACCAGGCGGTCGATTGGAATCTTGTTGAAGTCGTCGAAGCCCGAGGCGCGACAACTGATGGCCTTGATCATGTCGATATTGTTTCCACGGCCTACCAGGCGCATCCAGCCGCCAACGGAACCGATTACCCGCTTGCGCCAGATCTCCATTTTAACCAGTTCGGGCTCAATGGCGCGCTCGAGAACCGTACAGGCTTGCATCAGCTCTGCGTTGGTCATGTCGCGGCTGCTCTCGTGGCCGTACGATCCAACCATAGCCTGTTTTTCGTATAACTGCATTCCTGCCTTGGTGCAAAGGATGTGGAAGCGTTTCAGAAGAAATGAGTGCTGTTTGTCGGCGGTCAGTTTCATGGTAATTGATTATTTATTTCCGTAATATTTCTCTGCACCTTCGTGCCAAATGGTGTAGGGCTCGTTGCCTCCGAAGCGGGATGCCGGGAAAGCCATGTAGCCTTCGACCCTGATTTTTACAAACGCATCGTAATTGATGCTCTTGGCAGTTCTCCCTGCCGGATTAATGCCGTCGGCATGACTTACTATCACAAAAATGGTGTGGCGAAATTCGTTGATCAGGCGTATGTACTCCTGGTAATTGAGGCCGGTGTACTGCCACGAGTCTATAAATATCACCCTGGGGGCGTTGCGCTTGCGCAGGCGGATCTTCAGATCTTCGATCGGTTCTTTGTCCAGGAGAAGGAAGTTGTTTTTAACCTCGTCCATGCCGACCTCCTTCACCGCCTTTCGGATAGATACCGATGCGCCCTCCTCCAGTGAGTTGTAGGCCACCTTAACGAAGTGAGCGAAGTACTTGCAGAGCTGCATTGCAAAGCGGGTTTTTCCATTGGATCGGTTGCCCCAGATCAGCCAGCTGCCGGTCAGTTCCGGTTGTCCTACGCTCTCCTCCCACTCACCGGAGAAAGGGAGCACGTTGGCCTTTTGTTGCATCAGGTCGCTGTAGGTTCTGGCTCGGTTTATTTTCGGTCTCTTTTCCATTTTTACAACTGTTTAAATGCTGATTAAATAAGGATTTAAGCCATGTTTTTTAATGCGTGGATGCGACGCTTCACCCTGCGCAGATCGCCCTCACAGTCGGCAATAATGTCGGCTATCTGTTTGTCCTGGTCGATGCCATTGGCGCGGCAAACGGCGGCGATATCGCCCTGGGAAAGTCCCTTCAATTCGAAGCATTTGCGACCAATGCGGCTGTAGATCTCGTTATAGCCTTTGGTGTTGCGGGTAACTCCGCGTTTGATCCTTTTCTCGAGGAAGTTGGTGGCGCAAAGAATGATCCCCGCCTGATCTTCCAGTTGGTTGTAAAGCGTGATGAAGAAATAGAGCACCAGGTCGCTGAGCTTGTCGGCTTCGTCCAGGATGATGATCGGATTGTCCTGGCGTTTGAGATCCTGCACCACTTCGTACATCATCTCGCCAACATTCATTCCGGCACCTGTCCTGCCCATCGAGGAGAGCAGCTCCATCAAAAACATCTTCTTATTCCAGAATTCGGCACAGTTAAGCAAGTAGGCCCGGCGATTGTTGGCGGCATACTGGCGTACGGTGAAGGTCTTGCCGGTTCCGGCTGCACCGGTTACAGCAAATACATTGCTGTTCATTTGTGCGTCCTGCAATAAATTGCTCAATAGCTTGAAGTCCCTAGTTTCCACGGCCACCCAATCGGTTTCGTTATAGCCAATCTGAGCGGCTACGTTGCGCCACATGTCGTCCTTTATCAACTCCCAGTTGCCGTTTACCATCTGTGAGAGAGTTGCCGAGCTAACGCCCTTTAGGGAGTTGGCGGCTTTGTTTTGCGACTCGTAGCGCGCAATGTAGTTTCTGATGCTTTCGGCAATTGCCGATTTGGTTTGATTTTCCATTGAATTACTTTTAGTTACATTCGTTTAAATATGTCCAGCTCGTCGTCCTCCTCCTCAGTTACTACCGTGGCGGAAATCCGTTTAATTTTCGTGTTGCCAGCTTCGATGGCCCTGTAATCGTTGCGGCGGTCCTTGTGCTGCCCGCGCGAATCGACCAGGATCATTTTTGCAAGTGTGTCGTTGAGTGCTGGAGTCTCGTCGAATATTTCCCGAACCCTGTTTCCGCTAAACTCACGCCGGTCGGTGATCACCTGGCGCAATTTCTTGTTGTAATCGACAACCTTCTGCATTTCGTCAAAATCACCCGGCTTGCGGTCCGCCAAAGCCATAGGCTGTGCAAATTTTTGGGTAAGCATAAATCTCCTGGTGTGGTCCTCGTTAACGGCGAGTATTTCGGAAAGATCGTAAGGGTCAAACTTGACGGTCCACTTGGTTGAGTAGTGCTCGCGGAAGTTGATGTCGTAGGAGTCGTATTCGCGTTTGATGCCGAGGATGGTTGGGCGCAATCCGCTGCCCTGCATTTTGTTGGTTTCGCCTGTTTGCTCACCAAACCAGTATAGGTAGGTTTCTTTGGTAAGTTCTATAAGGTCCTCCTTTGGTGCGGAGATCCAAAGGCTCATGTATTTTGCAATCTTAAGGCTGCGCTCCATTTTGATGATGCGCTCCAGCTGATCAACCACCTCGTTCCAATCCGGAAGGTTTTTCCGGTTGCGGTTAATTGCGTCGACGTTCGGCTGGTTCTCCTTCCGGGATGTTACGCCAAAACCAGACCAGTTTGGCATCAGTTGGCAATACTCCTTGTTGATATGACCAAAGTAAGGCTCTATCACCTTCGACTTTGCATTCTTTACCTGGGCGGGTGTGTAATGCTTAGAAATGGCCGTATAGATGGGAGTCATTTTCTTGATGGCATAATGGTCGCTCTGTAGTTGCTTGGTTATGTAACGCTTTCCAAACAGCTCGGAAGTGTGGTCCACTGCGTTGCGCAGTGCGGCGGAGATAAGCTCCGGCGTTTCGTGGGTTCCAATGGCGTATCCAATCGGATAGTTGACACATGGGTCGAGTACAATAACAACTGTCGGTCGGTTGTGGTAAACTGTTTTGTCCTTGTCAAATTTCTGGTAGAGTAATTCAGCATCCCATCCGTCGAGGGTCCAGTACAGCAGTGGAGCGGTAGGCCTTGAGCGTTTTACCTGCATGGCGATGGTGTTGTTGAAAGCCACCGTGCCGCGCCTGCCTGGTGTTGTCTCCATCTCCTTTTGGTCCCTCCATTTGGCGACTGTAGAAGGAGATATTTTCTTCCACTCCATCTTGTCGGCGATCATGTTGAAGATCTTGCATACCTGAACATTGTCCAGGTTGCGGGGATCTGCCAAAAGTTCGACCATAAACGTCTCCTTGTCGACGTTGTTGATCTTGGCGGCTGCCTTGTTGCAGAAGTTCTTGTGTACGAGACTTAATAAACCCTCCTCGCGGTAGCGTTTGAAACGCTCCTCGAGTCTGCGAGGGTTAGCCGGTAAGCTGTGCGGATATTCTCCGCTTTGAAGGTCTGAGAGTAGTCTTACCAGTTCATCCCACATGTTTTTGGCTTTGCCTCCGCGTGACTTTATGAAAGATTTACGGTCGGCAATCAGCTTGCCACATGCGTCCAGCAGAATGGCGTTGGTATAATATTCCTGTTGTACTTTGGCGGGGAGGTTGCGGTTGTCGGGCAGTTTGTAGGCAGAAAGGTAATGAAAGGCGTCGTTATTCGATTGCACAAATGGTACCAGGGCATTGCGGCGAACCTTTTCGCGTGGATCTCCGTACTTCTCAATGATCAAGCGCCGGTACCGGTCGGGCAGGCTATCGTACGACACCAGGGCCGGTGTATTTAAACAACCTCTGCGAACTACAGTGACCTGCTTGCGAATAACAAGGTTCTTGTAGTTAGCCTCTGTCATTAATCCGGATTCTCCGAAGAGCCAGGCGGACTGGATGCAAAGTGAGTTGTTAAAATATTCGACCATTGGGTGGGGTACTTGAATTTATTACCTTAGTGGGGTCTAATCAAAAAATAAAGAGGTATGTCTGACCAAAATATCCTAAGGGCATTGTATGATCACTCGATGACACTACAATCCTCAATTGAAGTTCTCGAAATTAAATTTCAGTTTCTTGATGATTATTTAAAGGAGAATGAACCGGAGATATTTGCCCGATATCAGTATTATTTACACGACCACCTGAGGTCGATGCAAAAAAATCGTTCAACCGCACTTGGCTCTCTTTTCTCCGATTTTGAACCTCTCTGAGTAACCCGGTGTTGAATATTACTGCTTTTGGGAAATCAAAATCCTCATCTGAATTTTTATACATGGTAAATTATTTTAAAGGTGAAACATTTGTTTTCTCTTTCTGGAGAACCTCCGCCCACATGGCTGCCGCCATTACGCCGCTCGCTAACGCCATTACCCACTGGTGGGTTTTGCCGCCGATTATTGCGCCAACGGCCAACAAAAAAAGAACTGTGAACAATGAGGCGAAAATCTTAGATGCTGTTTTCATGGTTTAATTATTTAAATGTGACTTTTGAAGATTATCGACGGTTTTTATCAGCTTTTTTGCAGCTTCTATAACAATAGGCTTCATGGTGCGAGCCCCTTTACCGGTTGGCTGAAACATTTTTCTAATTGTCCCAGGGGTGTATCTCCCTTTTATCATGTTGCTGATTATTTGGTAGTCTCCTGGGCGAAGCCTGGCGCGGGTTTGCTCCTTTTCTTGAACCTGTTTGATTTTTATTTGTTCTTTTTGTTGCATTTGACTATTATTTATATATACTTTTGTTCCTATTGTGAGTTACAAATAAATAGATAATTATCGACACTACAAAGAAAATATAGATAATTATCATCGTTTAAATGAAAATTTCCGACAGAATATTAAGTATTGTTAATAACGAGGGAATTAGCATCCGTTATTTAGAGCAGTCAATTGGCTGTTCTAACGGAGTTTTGTCGAGGAGTATTCAAAAATGGACAGACATTAGCAGTATATGGCTGTCGAAAATTATCGAATTATATCCAGCCTACAATTCTGCATGGCTTTTAACAGGTAGTCCCCCGATGATTATAAACGGAGAGGATTTACCTGTCGTAAACAATCCGGGATTACAACACCCAAGGTGTAGGGAGTGCCAAATGAAAGATCGATTAATCTCTTCTCTTCAAAGTCATATAAAAACACAAGAAAAGCTAATTAAGAGACTGGAAGACGAAAAATGCTCGGAAGAACTCGAGCAAAAAAGAAAGGCCGTTTCCTGAGGGTATTGACATAGGAATTACAATACGCAAGTGCTGCGTTTGTTGACAAAACACGCATATCCGGCAGTCCCGCACGGGTATTTTAATCAAAAAAGTAATGTATTGGTGGTAACATACTGGTTAGAAGTATGTTTTGATTTAGGTATTGCGGTTTTCTTCTCTATTTATGTGTATTAAGGGAGGTTTATATCTATTTTTTAGCTCTTTTTTATCGTTTTTGTGTGGTTTTGTATTGTTTTCAATGCTTTATTTTATGCTATTTTGAATACCCATTTGAATACCCATTTGTATACCCATTCACTTTTTTAGGTATTTTTGGTATCTTCGCCAGGCATGGCAATAGCCAGGGCAAACTGGCCGTTTTGCAGGTGGTTTTGTTCATGGTTCATGGAGGTAAACTCCCTTGTTTTATTGGTATTTAAGCACTATTT